TACTTCACCACCGAGTTTTTGCGGAGGCATAGCTGGTGCGGAACCCTTGCTTGATGCAAGAATGTCTGCTGCTGCCTCAAATAGTTTGTTTGATGCCATTAGGAATCTCCTTATGATTTCTTATTTATAAAATTAAAGTTTTCGGATAAAGTTTTCAAACAAGTTGAGGGCAACTCGTTCCAAGTCTTTGCGTGATGCTTGTTTAATCTGTTTTTTCGCTGAATCAATATCTGCTTCTACAAAGCGTCCATCAACGAATAACCATTCTTTGTTTTCCATGATACCATTAACAAATGCACCTGGAGCAGATGGGTCTGCCACAATATCAGCTGCAGTTGCTAAGCGGAAATCATCTTGTACCAAGTTATAACCTTCTTTAGTTTGCATGAGTGAACCCATACCTCTTGAAGATACTCCAAGGTTAACACCAGAGTCAATAAAATTCTTAACAATCTGACCGTATGGTGTTTCCAAAATCATTGCTTTGCCAATAAATGCTTCACCATTATCTTCTAAAGAAATAATCTTGTGAGATACTCTTTCTAAGTTAAGTGATGGTGTATCTGGATGTCCCAATTCACCTAAAGCACGATTTGTTTTGACGAATTCCTCATTATAACGGTTGACTTCTTTAGACAAAGTGTCTTTAGAATAAACTCGGTTATTTTTATTGGGTTTGTCATAAACTAAAAAAGGACCCGTAATATACAAGTTCTTTTTACCATTTTCAGAAGCCTCAGTAATATACTTGACTTCTTCAATACTTTCTCTAATTAGTTTCATATTACATTCCTGTTAATGGTGTTGTGTAAGTAGCAGCCTTAGACACTTCTAAGAATAGCGTACCACCAGTTGTGACTGTAATAACAACGTTAGATGTGTTGTTGTTGGCAATTGATTGCCCCCACTCATCTAATTTAATTTCACCAACGGTATGTAATGTTGCAATATTATTTCCGTTGCGAACAATCTGAATGTTTCCGTTTGTTGACCAATTAATTCTCCTGATGTTAGCAGCACTAACAACTTCATTGCTGTCAACAGCTAAAGAAATAAGGTTAGCATAATAAGTTCCAACACCTTCAACACGAATAAGTGAGGAACCTCTTAATGTATTTGTAATTTCTATTGGCATTTTATTTTATTCCCATGGATGTTCGGCGTCTAATGGACATTTTTCTTTTGAGTAGTGTTCTACGCAATTTAGCTTTACCTTTAGTCTTCCAATACCTTTTTAATTTTCTAGCTTTCTGAATTCTTTGAATAGCAGGTATGCGAACAACTCGACTACCTAAAATTCTATATCCTTTAATTGCAGACTTTCTAATATTCTTTTGAACAATAATTTTGCCTTTAGAATTCCTACGAATACGCCGGCGGATCTTTTTGATTCTACCCATCTTAATGATGTTTGGAGAACCAGCTTCATCCAATTGTTCTTCTTCTACCACCAGGTATGTATTAGAAGCCACAACTACTTTTTCTTCTTGTAAGCGCTCACTTGACATTTCATCAAGGATAGTAAATACTAATTCCCTTGCTTCTGCCAAACGTCCATTTACAATTAAATCTACTAAGCTCACTTCAAATGTTTCCAAGAAAACTCAGCGGCTTTCTGCATATGATGTGATGACCTTGCCACCATATCTGCAAATTTCTTTTTGTTTATATCATTCAAACTCTTATGAACCGTCAATACGGCATGAGCAGTTTGAGCATCAACTTTACTGGCAGAACCATCTTTGTGATTTACTGTGCCATGTTGGTGTGTATCTTTAATTTTTTGTAGTTGCCCAATGGCATCTACTGATTCTTCTACCTGTTCAATTTCTTCTGACTGAACTGGATTATTCATTGGAACACCAGCAGCATAAGGAACAGAAAAATATCTATTTAATTTTTCGTTATAGTAAAGAACATTAGTAATGCCTTCAGGATAATAACGAATAGCTTTACGTTTAAGAATCAACACAAATGGTGGATTTTGATTATGTGCTTCATCAATTACCACTTCAGTAGATTCTTTATAAGTTTTCTTTAAAGCATCTTGGTCTTGTTCTTTATCATCACCAATTTTTGGTGCCATACCACCAACACCTGGCGCTGTGTCACCAAGTTTAGTTCTATGAGCTCTAACTTTTTGACCATTTGCACCTAATTTAAAATCAGAAGTGGCAATTACACCTTCTTCAATATCTTCTCTTACTGCACGGCGAGTTTGGTTAAAAATCTGTTTATTATTGCTAACCAAATCCACCATTTTATTAAAAAGATTTTGAATAATCTGTTTATCCGCATTGTTAAAGTTTGGCCTATCATCTTGCATTTTATCCAAAATGCGATGAATTCTTTGCATCTGTGCCTTATTGGCCAGACCTGCACGAACCAAAACATCAAACTTAGAATAGTCTGACTTTTCTTCTTCTACCAATTCGACTTTAAAATCTTTAAATGATTTCATTCAGCTTCCGCTTCTGCCTCTGCTTGTTCTTGTGCAGCTGCAACTTGCCCACCAAATAGTGTGGCACCTAATTCTTGTTTACGAGCATCTAATGCTTCAAATGCACGAGCAGACAATAAGTCTGATAATGTTTCTTTTGCTTCTGACGAATGGCCTGAGGCCAATTGGTCAATAAATGTTGATGTAGTTGTCATAATATTTCCTTTATTTCTTATTTATATTGAAAGCATATTTGTTTACCGCATCATCCAACTGAGGAGTTTCTGTTTCTTGACCAGTACCATCAGTTGTATTATCTACGGCTTCAGCTTCAGCATCTGCACCAGTTTGAGCGGCATTAGCATCACCACCTAAAATTGGTGAGGCACTCTCACCTTCTTCTTTTATCTCTTTTTCCATTTCTTCAATTTCTTCTTCGGTCATACGAAGAACATTTTTCTTAATCCACTTAGAAGAATAATAACGACCAATGAATGGGTCTAATTGAGTTGCAGTAAGAACTCTCTCACGCAACACTTCAGCCTCACGCATTTCGGCAAAGTTATTATCTTTCTTATAGTCGTAATAGATGGCTTCTTTAAAATCTTCCCATTCTTCAACGGTACAAATACCTTTGAGTGATAGTTGAATTCTTAAAGCATCATCAAAAATACGAGAAAATTTATTACGCAAACGATTAATAAACTTACTAAACTTAACCTCATCACGGGTTACTTCAGTAGTTTTACCAACACCCATAATACCTGCACCAACTTGTGGGTCAAGACGAGAGATTGGAACATTCAACGATTGTAATAGTTTCTTTTGAAAATATTGAACATCTTCCATTTGGCCAAGGTTTTGACCAGCAGGAAGTGTAGTAATCTCAGTACCTTTACCACCTTCACGGCGTGGTAACCAGAAATCTTCAAGCATAGACAAGTGTTTACGCTCATCACGCAACTCGCCTGTATTAGCATCGTAAACTAACTTGTTACGATACTGTGTCATAATAGATTTCATATATTGTTCGGCTTTACCTTTTGGTAAATTACCAACATCAATATAGAATATACGGCGTTCTGGTGCTCTTGATAGGCGATAGATAACTACCGCATCTTCAATCATTCTTAATTGATTGAGAGCTTTAATTGCTTTGTGAAGATATGAAATTACAAATGTGTTTTTTGCATGCATCAGGCCAGAGTTAACATTAATAACGGCTTCTGGTGCAATTCTTAAACCTTGATTCGTAGATGAAGTAAAGGTTTGTGTAGTTGTGCCACGGTCATTATACACATAGTATTCTGCCATGGAACGAATAACTTGAGCGCCCGTTTTTGGGTCACGGTCTTTTGAAATTTCACGCACTTTACGAATCTTGCGTGGGTCAATATATCTAAGCTCTTGAATACCTTTCTTAGGGTCTTTGTCATTTACCACAACATGGTAATAAATGCGACCATCAATATACCAACGCTTAAATAAATCGTCTGATAGATTACTGAAATTTAACATCTTCTGAATGTTGTTAAATTCTTCAATAATTTTTTTCTTAATTGCTTCTGGTTGTTTTAGATTATCAAGATTGATATCCATAACTTTGCCATCTGTATCATGTGTGATTGCTTCATTAACAATCTCATCAATCGCCATATCACATTCAGGATGGTTTGCCATTTCACGATATCTTGTGATAAGTTCCATCTCATTACGAACAGAACCCTCTAGGTCAACATATGTACCATAGTGAGCATTTTGCGTAATAGTAACCGCACCATCATCAATGGTGTCGGTTGGAAGAGCAAAAGAAGCTTGTTCAGGTTTTTCGACCTGAACAATATCCCGTTTACCTAAGGTGAAGCCAAAGAGTTTTACCGCCATAAATTTATCATCCTAAAGAGTAAAGAAAGGCCGAAGCCTTTCTTATTACACAACACCAGTATCGACTGATTCCCACCATTGGTAGGACAGCGTTACGGTAAATTCTTCAATTGTATCGTTTGAACCCCAATCAACATCAATAGCTGCAACATCGGTAGGAAACACACCTAAGAATTTATATTTCTTTAATGTGGAACCATTTTTACCAAATTGTGTTACTTCTGAATCAACAGTATAACTACCTGGCGATTGTGCTAATGGATTGCGAACGTTGGTTGCATGGCTATTAATACCATTTAACCATCTTTCAAAAGCGTTACGAACAACAAAATCTTCATCATTAATGATTGTAATTGTCCAATCTTGAAATTGTCTATTTCCTGCAAACTTTAGTTCACGACCAAAGTATTGAACAGGCACAACACCAATCGTTGTACCTGGCAATTGAGCAGTCTTACACATAAAAGTCAATTTCTGTTGAGCGTCACCTGGATTTGAAAATCCAGGAAACGGCATACTCACCTCAAATAGATTTGGGCGAGCACCGTCTCCAGTCATCTGAGAGCGGAATTGATTTACATTAAATGCCATTTGTTTCTCCTATCTCTCTATTTATTAGAACCGGCCAACAATTTCTTCAAACGAAACACCTGTGCGAACTGCCACAAAGTTAAGTTGAATAAAGTTGACTGAGCGTGCTGGTTTGATGTAGATGTCACCAACAAAGCGGTTACTGTCGATTATTTCAGCAGTATTGTTTGTTGTATCACATACTACACGGAAATCGGTAATACCACGGCGTCCTTGAACATCACGCAAGTATGGTTCTACCAAGTTAACAAACTGAGCACGAGTGAATTGGTCGTTGAATTCAAACATTGTTGAACGAGCTGCACGAGCAATTGACTTCTCTAATACAATGAATAAACGGCGAACATTAATGCGGTCAAACACAGATGGTTTGCTCAACATTGTCTTATCGCCAAATAAAATTGTACCTTCGCCTTGGAATGTTACAACTGGATTGATACCTTGAACATACAAGTTATCTCTTTCAGATTTATTTGGATTAAATGCCAACTTAATAACATTCTTAATAATGCCACGATTTAAACCGCCTGGTGAATACCATGGATCACGTTCAAGGTCTGTGCGAGCACAAGTACCAGCAATGTCACCATTCAATGGAACATATCGGTATACATCGTTGTATTTGTCGTATTGATATTTGTAACCTGAATCTAATACTGCATATGAAGAACTTGTTAGACCTGCACGGAAAGCAAGAATAGAAGTTGCTTCTGCACCAGCATTATTAACAACAGATGCTTTAGTTGGTGATACAAACACCAATACATCTTTGCGAGATTCAGCAGTTGAGATTACAGATGCTGCAACAGTAGAGTTGCCAGGACCAGTAATCAACAATGAAACATCAACAACATCTGGATTAGCAAACAAACCATATGATGTAATAATTTCAGAATTACCAATTGTACCATCTGCACCAGCAGCTAATGAGTAACTTTGTGAGTTATTCAAATTCGTGAAAGTGATACCAAAAGCAGTATTTCCCCAATTTACAGCACCAGGTAAATGACCTAACCACCATGCATATTGGGATTGAGTATTGATAACTGTCTTATAGTAGTTTGCAGAGCCATCGTTATTGATAGCATCAGATGCCTTAGAAACGAAAGCATATTTTTCCAATACTGTATTAGCAGTACCAGTAAATTTACCATCTTCATCAATAACAATAATATGCATTTCATCGCCAGAACCATTCTTGTCTGAAACATATGATGAAGTGCTTGGAGCAACACCAAAATCACCAGAATACTGCCATTTACGCAGAATTGGTGTGTTAGCAGTTACAACATCCGAAACGGCGGTTGACAATACAATAGCAGTTGCGTTTACAGAAGCTGCACGGATATATGTCGAACCATTATCAACAGAGATTAAATCGCCTGCAACAACGTTAGCATTTGCAGTTGCAGTACCGTTAATATTAATAACAGTAGCACCAGCAGCTACAGCGTTAGAACGCATATTATCTGTAACAGTTAAGTTAGCAGAATAAGCTTGTGTTGAAGGGCAAACAGAAATACGCAAACTGTTGCCTAATGCACCAGCGCAACGAGCAGCCCAAGGGCCGTAAGTTGTATTAGTTGCAGTTTCACGGTTAGCAGCGTAATCGTCTTGGTTTTTAATCAAAATACCAGATGCATTAGCAGTAGCGTTAAGAGTTGTAGTTGTGTTTGCGGCACGAACTATTTTTAAATTATTTGAATATGCAAGGAAGTTTGCAGCTGAGAACCAGTATTCATAATTAGTTGTGTCTGGCTTACCAAAGCGACTAACGAGTTGAACCTCATTAGACACGGTAACGACTTCATTTACTGGACCCCAATTGAAATTACCAGCAATGCCACCAATTGAAGTGGCAACGGAAGGGACAATTGTAGTCAGGTCGATTTCTGATACATTTACCCCTGGTGATAGCTGAAATGCCATGGATTTCTCCTTAGTTTACGGGTCAATTTTTTCTTTATAGACTATTTAGTTTTTTATAGATTTGAGGTTAGGTAACCAGCTGGAAGTTGGGGTCTGTCTGATTCACCCTTATCTTGCCGCCATACATCACCAGAATCTACATCATATTCTTCTTCGGTTCCTGTTAAAACAAATCCAAATGGAACCACATCTTCTTCAATTTGTTTTATTCTTTCTTGGTACATTGCTTCACGGAGATTGACATTGTTTAGCTCTTTGAAGTAGGGGTTGGTTGTTAGCCAACTAAACAACACTAGAGGCATTACTAAATCATCGTGATAACCATCATCAGCCTCATAACTATCTCTTACCTGAATGAAGGTCGATATCTCTGAAATGGTGTCAGCATCGGTAATCAAAAGTTTCTTTTCTTCTACCAATGCCTTAAAGGTAAAACAACCAATTCGTTTTACTCTCTTGTCGGTTTGAACACCCAACTGTGTCTTACCGCCACCAAAACCACCAGAAACAATCTGACCACTCTTGGTGTTCCTATT